ATCCTTTTTTCTCTCGTAGTAATACGATTCTTTCTCCTATATTCATTCTTTCACCAACTTTCCATATTAGCAATATCATTTTACCATCTTTCTAATATAGAAAATTCAATTATTGCTAAAAAAGAAATTTTTTTATTATATTTTATTGACATTTCTAAAACGGCAATTTAATATAAGAATATGTAATTGCTGTTTTAGAAATTGAAGGAGGGATGATATGCAAACCTTAGATTTAGAATATATTAAAAATCGTAGGCAGTCTTTAGACATTTCGTTACAAGTAATGGCTGAATCACTTGGTTTTAAAAATGCCTCAACCTATCTCAAATATGAGAATGGTACTTATGCATTTAAAGCAGACCAACTTCCAATACTCGCAAGTGTATTAAAATGTCAAATTAAAGATTTTTTTAACTTAAAAATTGCTAAAACAGCAATCTGAATAAGGGAGGACCACATCATGAACATCACAGAAAAAGTCTTCTGGGCAGAATTAAAACTTAAGGTATTATATGCTGCCATGATGATAAATGATGGCTACACCAACGAAGATGTGATCAATCAGCTAATGGAAATTCTAGACTTACTTGAAAATACCAAACCTTAGGAGGTGACAAACTTGCTTAATGTTCAGATAGACCATAAACAAATCGAACATCAATTCCATGAAGAATTACAAAAGCACCTTGATGAAATTGCTAACCGAACAGTTTTTTGGGATATGAAAGAACTTTGTCGTCAAACATGCATGAGTGAACCTTTTATTAAAGAGCAGTTCTTTTTTGACCCGCGATTTCCTAAATTTCGAGTAGGTAGGAAATGGCTGTTTCCAGCTAAGCAAACCGAAAAATTTTTGCTCCAGTGGTTGAGCGAGCAGACGTCATATTTCAGATAGGAGGCGATTTAATGAACGAACTACAACGCATTTTTAATTTCAAAGGTCAAGATTTGCGTATGGTCATCCAAAATAACGAACCTTGGTTTGTCGCAAAGGATGTGTGTCACATTTTGCAAATAAGCAATAGTCGTGATGCGTTATCAAGACTCGATCCGGATGAAAAGGGGGTAGCTATTACCGACACCCCTGGTGGAAAACAGCAACTATCGATTGTTAACGAATCAGGTCTATACGAACTCATCTTTGCTAGCAGAAAACTAGAAGCCAAGATGTTTAAGAAATGGGTGAAACAAGAAGTGCTTCCATCTATTAGAAAGCACGGAATATACGGAACTCCGGAAACAATCGAGAACATCTTAAACGACCCTGACTTTGGAATTAAGCTTTTAACCACAATTAAAGAAGAACGAATTTTACGTGAGCAAGCTGAACAGCATCGAGATAGAGTAGTCGCTCAACAAAAAGCAGACTTACCGTTTACCAACTTCGGAAAGGTTGTTTCAAACTCTGATGGAGCGATCAGCATCGGCGCCTTTGCAAAGATGATGTATGACAACCATGGTCTCAAGATTGGTCGGAACAAGATGTTCGAATGGCTGCGTGAAAATGGCTATTTGATTAAACAAGGTCGTGAATTTAATAACCCTAAGCAAGTTTATATAGAACAAGGATTGTTCGAAGTTAAACCTACTATCGTTTCCAGAACTGAAGGTGATGTCGAAAAATTAACCACTTTAATTACTGGTAAAGGTCAGGTAAAACTTGCTGAAAGATTACTAAAAACATATAAACAAGCAATTTGAAGGGGCAGCACCGAGAAGCTGCCAGGCTTAAAAAATCGGTGCTAGTTCCTACATATATAAATTTTAAAGCATTTAGAACCAGATGTGTGTTCCAGAACCGAACAGTTCCAAATTGGAACACCGTGTAGGAGGTGACTAGGTTGACTTTCGGTTCAGTTTTAAAAACTTGTCGGGAGCGAGCAGGACTAACTCAAGAGCAACTAGCAGAACTACTACATCGTTCCCGAAGTTGTATCTCAAAATTAGAAACTGATAAGAAAACGCTTGATGCAGCAACTCTGATTAAATGGGGGGATGTAACAGCAGCTAAGGATGTAGTTATTGCCTTGATTTATGGTCTAGACCCAGCAGCAATCGTGCAAACATTAACTCCATTTATAGGAGGATTTATTAGTTACATATGTTTCTAAAAAGGAGGGAGCAAGATATGGCTTTATATTTCGCATTTTTAGGAGTTTTCTTTTTCGGCATGATGCTAGGAGGATTTTTGAGTGACGAAAGAATGAAAGTGATACAAGAGAGAAAAAAGAAAAAGCAGCAAGCTCGGGAAAGCTCACTGCTCGATCGATAATTCAATAGCCAACTCTATCTTAACACATTAATGATAGAGCGACAAGAACAATTGAGAACTTTTGTTCTCGTCGTTGAGGCTAGGAAAGGTTTTATCCCCCACCAAACACCATTTTCCTTTTCTAGCTTCAACGATGCGAATAAAAGCATCATTGCACAATGACAAATTAATAGAAAGGAGGATTAACAATGGACCATCCAGCGATTGAAAGAGCCATGAAAACTGGTTATCCAAATATGATCGCTCAGCCTGAATATTTTGGGATTGATTATTTTGGAGAAGAGATCCTTGTTGGTGATGACATTGTAGAACTCGACGGAGAATTGATTTTAAGAGACAACCTTGAGCGGTACTTATCGGAGAAATTTGATGCAGAGTTTAAAACCGCATGAAAAAAGCTCCAGTAGGCGAACTGGAGCCCTAAGAAAAACATTTATTTAAAGTCATTTTATCACTAGGAGGTCACATATGGCAATTACTAATGCAATATCCACTAAAGATATGAGTCGCTTCGAATGGCTGCTGGAACGCACAAAAGGCATTGGCGGTAGTGATGCGGGGATTATTTTAGGACTTAATAAATACCGCACAGCCTTTGAATTATGGCTTGAAAAAACTGGACAAGTTGAGCCAGTCGAGGTTGATAACGAAGCGATTTACTGGGGTAACCAAATGGAAGATGTGGTTGCGAAAGAGTTTGAAAAGCGAACAGGCAAGAAAGTGCGTAGGACAAACTTCATGTATAGCCATCCAGAACATGAATTTATTAAAGCTAACCTAGACCGTTTAGTTGTTGGTGAAGATGCGATCCTCGAATGTAAAACGGCCGGAGCCTTTCTAGCGAAAGAATGGGAAGGTGAAGAGGTACCAGATACTTATTTGGTACAAGTACAGCACTATCTAGGCGTGACAGGCAAAGAAAAAGCGTATATCGCGGTATTAATTGGTGGTAACAAGTTTATCTGGAAAGAGATTGAACGTGACCAAGAACTCATCGATATGATTTTCAAGGCTGAAATTGAGTTTTGGAATCACAATGTTCTTGGATTTCAGCAACCTGAGTTAGACGGTTCAAGCGCTGCTGAGCAGTATTTAAAAGAAAAATACGATCGAGCAGAAGAGGGAAAAGAAGTCATCCTCAAAGCTGAGTTTAAGGAACTTATTCAGCAATATGAACGAGTGAAAGAGGATGAAAAACTTATTAAGACAGCAAAAACCGAGATTGAAAACAAAATAAAAGCTGAATTAAAAGATGCTGAACTAGGACTAACAGACACGCATGAAGTTACTTGGAAAAACGTTGTTTCCAATCGTGTGGACGCAAAAGAGCTTAAAGCGAAATTTCCGGATATCTATAAGCAAGTTGTCAAACCATCAAGTTCCCGTCGGTTCGGGATTAAGGAGTTGAAATAATGGCTACTAATACTGAATTAAAAAATCAAATTGCCAATAAAAAGGACGCAGCCCCTCAAAAGGTTGCTCCTCAATCACTTGGATTAAAAAGTTTATTATCTGCACCAACGATGAAGAAAAAATTTGAAGATGTTCTTGATAGTAAAGCGCCGCAGTTCATGTCATCGTTGCTAAATCTATATAACGGCGATCCATACTTGCAGAAAGCTGAACCTATGTCTGTTGTTACATCTGCGATGGTAGCTGCAACCTTAGACCTTCCAGTTGATAAAAACTTAGGTTATGCCTGGATAGTTCCGTATAGCGGGAAAGCTCAATTCCAATTAGGTTATAAGGGTTATATTCAATTAGCTTTACGGACTGGTCAATATAAAGGCATCAATGTGATTGAAGTAAGAGAAGGCGAACTTAAAAAGTGGAACCGTCTCACAGAAGAAATCGAACTTGATTTAGATGGAGCAACAAGTGAAAAAATTGTTGGTTATTGCGGGTATTTCAAACTGGTCAATGGGTTCGAAAAGACAGTTTATTGGACTAAAGCAGAAGTCGAAGCGCACAAAAAGAGGTTTTCGAAGAGCGATTTCGGCTGGAAGAAAGATTATGATGCAATGGCAAAAAAGACTGTTCTGAGAAACATGTTGTCTAAGTGGGGAATTTTATCAATTGAAATGCAAACTGCGGTTTCTAAGGATGAACAAGTTGCGGAGATTAAAGACATCACTGATGAAGTAGATCAACCAGACATTATTGACGCTGACTTAACACCTGAAGAAAAGGAACCAGTAAGTGAAACAATGGAAATGGATTTTGAATAATGGATATGAGTGAAACAAAAGTCCTTCTCCCTAGCTGGATATGGGAGAAAGCGCAAGATAAAGAACATTTCAAAATGCTTGTACTAGATTATATGCAGCGATATCCAAATTATGACGTGAAGAAAGTGAAAGGTAAATATGCGATATGTGAAAGGAGGGATTAGTGCGTGAATTACATCAAAGAACTGAACGCATTTTATGATTGGCTCGAACTAAATGAACTATCTCCATCAGCAATTAATTTATGGTACGCATTGATGCACATAAATAATAAGGCTGGATGGGTAGAAACATTTACGGTAGCAGAATCAGTATTGTGCGTGAAGACAGGATTAACCGATCGCACCCTCCGGAAAGTTAGAAATGAATTAAAACAAAAAGAAAGAATTGATTTTATTTCACGCAAAGGGGGAAGAGCTCCCATTTACAAAATAATATCGTTTTTTTCTACGGAAAATAATTCCGTAGATCTCATACCTACGGAAATAAATTCCGTAGGTAGTGTCACGGATAGTGTCACGGATAGTGTCATAGGTGATGTCACAGGTAGTTCCACATTAAATAAACTAAACGAAACTAAACTAAACGAAACAAATAAAGCTACTGCTACACGAGTGAATTATTTTGATGAATACATGATTTGTTTTAGTGGTCAGCCAAGTGCCATCCAAATCCAAGAAATTAATAGTTTTATAGACCAAGATGGGCTATCCGATGAAGTAATATGCGCTGCATTCAAAAAGGCAGCAGAAGTAGGAGCGAAGTATCCCTATGCAAGAAGTATTTTGAACAGTTGGGCAAAGAAAGGGGTTCGTACCCTTGCTGATGTTGATGCCGAACAAAATAAGTTTAAACAACAGAAAAATAGACAAAGAAAAGGCGCTATTCGAACAGAGCAGCTTCCAGATTGGTTTGATAAGGATAAGGACGAAACAGGAAACAAGCCTAATAACGTCACCCCTTTACATCCGGAAGAGACAGAAGCAAGACGAAAGGCGCTTGAGGAACGGCTTAAAAAATATAAAAACTGAGGATGTGGTTTTGTGGGAGTTCTCTATTCTGTTAAACAAATAGACGTGGTTAAGAATATGAAAAAGAACATTGTTTTAGACAGACTACTGGAATTAGGGGTTCAAGAATCACAACAAGGAAAACCCATCCACACCCTTAGTTATGAGGAAATGAAATATGAATTGGTATTAGCAGAGTTTCGAAAAATTGACGTTGAAACGGATGCGAATAAATGGTTCTAAGGAGTTTTAGATATGAGTAAAGCTGCTGTGAAAAATGTATCGCGGTATGTCGAACCACAAAAAAACCGAGTGATAGTTTTAGATGGTTTGAACTTTTTTTGGGACCGTTCGCAGTTGGATGAGATCGTCGATATGTGGGAATCCGAATTCAGTATTAGGCATATTGCAAAATATTTTAAACGTGACCCTGATGAAATTTTGTTAGCTCTAATACATCTGGCGAAAGAAGAAAAAATTGTCCAAAGAAAGAGTGGTCTATTTGGAATTGAGTAAAGCCAATTTAGCACAGCTATACTACTTAGCCAGATTTACAACATTGAAAGCTGCTGCTCTATCCGAGTTGCAAAGGAGGATATCTCTTGAAACCAATCACAATAACAAGACAAAGAAAGCATGAAGCTGAACAGGCAATATCAGATTTAGTTGCAAGGGGTTTTGAGGTTGTTTTCCCGTTAACGGAAATTTCAAGGGAAGGCAAGGTTTTTGATAGGGATAGTTACAATCGCAAGATTTTTGTAGAACATGCGCACAGTAGCTGTTGGAAAGCGCAGTTGAGAAAGGTTGATTAGATGAATTTAACAAAACTGTTTGAGACACAAAGAACATTTCGTGAACGAGTTAATTATCAAGGTTCGGATAGACTTGAAAAACTAATCCTTGCTCTAATGGTGGAGCTTGGAGAATGTGCGAATGAATGGCGAGGTTTTAAGTTTTGGAGTAAGGACCAGCAGCCGAGAACAAAGGTTCAAGACCCTCATGCATATCCAATAGTTCATAAAAACCCACTTCTTGAAGAGTATGTGGACGGGCTCCATTTTATTCTTGAATTAGGGCTCGAGTATGAATTAAACGATTTTAAATACGCTGTATTTATTTGTGACAGTGTAGAAAAACAATTTATTTACTTATACAGAGTTACAACGGATGTGTTTGCGCAGGATAGATTAGATCGTTCGTTGCATTATTACAGAAATTTAATTCAATTGTACTTTGGTTTGGGTGAAATGCTCGGATTCACATGGGAGGAAATAGAACAAGCCTATTACGAAAAGAACAAGGTGAACCATCAAAGACAGGAGGAAGGCTATTGATGAACTGTCCAGTATGTGGCCGTCCGTTAAAGAGTCCTAAGAGCATTGCAAAGGGTATCGGTCCGGTATGTGCTCGAAAACTCGAAAAGCTTAAAGATAAAGCAGATGAAGACCAACTGAAAATGGAGTTAGATGCAAATGCAGAGAATGTCCTACAAGGAATACCAAAAGCCCAAGAAGCGTAATAAATACGGCAATCAGAAGACTGTCGTGGACGGGATAAAGTTTCATAGTCAGGCAGAGGCGATTTACTACAACCAGCTAAAATGGCTTAAGCAAAACAAGCAAATCAAGGATTTCAAACTACAGCCCAAGTACATACTTCAAGAGGGGTTTAAGAAGAACGGTAAAACGTTCCGACCCATCACTTACAAGGCTGATTTTGAGGTCATTAATTTAGATGGGACCACTCAGATAATTGACATCAAGGGAGCCTTGACTAAGGAGTTCCAGCTTAAACGCAAACTCTTTGAGTTAAAGTACCTAGAGACTATAACACTCTTAAAATACGAAAATGGGCAATTCGTGGAGGTGTAAGTGTGCCAAGGCGAGTCGTAGAAACGAATGCAGTCAATTTTGACCAGGAGAAATTGCAAGTCTTAATTGTTTATGAGGAAGGAAAATCGAAGGAAGAGATCCGAAAAGAGAATCCTTACTGTAAAAAGCACGGTGTCTTGTATAAAGCTTCTGGAACTTACGAATTTAAGAATTAAAGGGGTTGGAAATCTTGTCAAATACAAAAACAGTACCTAACTGTCCAAAATGTAAAACGATCGGGACTGTTATAAATCACAAAAAAGCAATAGTAAAGCTTGAATGCCCGAAATGTAAGAGCATATGGCAGACATTATCTTGCACATGCAGCAAATGTGGCAAACCAAATGGATTTGCTACAGAAGGGGTATGTGGCCATTGTTATTCGGAGTTTTATAAGTCTAGCTAAATACAATTTGTATTATGTTTCTCAAACTAAAAAACGGAGGTAATTCGGATGAAATTCTTTGAAATACATGACCCATACTACGCTTTAATCAAAGCTCCAAATGAAGCAGAAGCGATTCAGGAATATGTAAAATCTGTTGCAGATGATGACGAACTCAATCCTTTAAAGGATGAAATAGGGGAGGTCGATCGTGATTATGCTGTTGCTAGTTATAGTAGAGCGAAATCGGAGGATAACGAAGATGTTCCGTTAAGTGAGATTCTTGAAGATATTAGGAATGAACGAACTATGATTCTTATCATTGATGGTTCTTTAATCTAAGGAGGAATGAACGTGAGTGAGATAAAGTGTAAGGCTTGGGATAGACATAAGAAAAAGATGGGAAAAGTTACTGGAATCATCTTCAGTGATTCCCAACACACACTTGTGAGATATCAATTTATTGACGAGCGTGGAAGGAAAATCGATGAACAATCTTATATAGACGAAAAAGGTCATGGTGTGGTTGCACTTTTATGGTACACAGGTTTGTACGACAAGAACGGCAAGGAGATTTATTTCGATTCAGATTTTGTGATTCTGAAAGTGTGGTCCGGTTACGAGCCACCTTCTGTTTGCTCAGTTACACATGATGTTATCGATGAACGTAAAGAAGATGAAAATTTCTATAAAGGAATCATCACGAAAGATGAATTTAGTAATCCAATGATTGGTGATTTCTACTTTGCTAATCTACCTTTTGCAGATAAGTATGAGTTTGAAGTGATTGGCAACATTTACGAAAATCCAGAGTTACTTGAGTCGGGAATTTATGATGAGCGTGTCGGTTTCGTAAGTTACAAGGAAATCGAGGATGCAGTAGAAGATGCTTTTAAAAAGTAATCACAAGAATTATTAAGTTTACTAGGTTAGGAGGTTTATCATGAATATTTTTAAGCATGCAAATCATACAGTCTACAAGCTTTCAAAAAAGATATTCTTCTTTAAGATGCATTCAAAGGTTATGTTTTGGCACAAAGGAAAAATAATTAAAAACCATAGATTTATAATCAAACCACATAAACAATGGCGGTATTTCCATTGGTTTATCAGACAACCATTTTTCTACTTCGAAAAGAATAATGGCGGGCTCTATATTGGCACACCAAATAAATACATTCAGTTTCAAAAGTCATATCGCTAATAAACAAAAGAGTAATTCTATTAACTAAAGGAGGTTAAAATGATGAAAACTTATTGTGATGAATGTTTGGGACAAGGTTCTATCATTATATCGATTTCTAAAGGAGAAACTGCTGAATGTCCTATTTGTAACGGTACTGGAGAAACAAAGTAAGCAATATGTTTCGTTCCAGAAATATTAGGCGACAGAAAAGGAGTGAAAAAGAATGTCAAAAGTTAAAGAACTAATCAAGTATTTTAAGGATTACGGAAGTCCTTATGATGGATTGATTATTGCATTAGCAGAAATGCAAATAGCACAAAAAGTAACGGGGGCAAAAACAAAAGTAAAAGCATTAGACGTTGAAGCACAAGAGGTGAGAACGTTCGAGTGCTCACCTTGTCCAGCATGCGAAAAATGGATAACCAAGATTTATAACTTTTGCCCACATTGTGGTCAGAGAGTAGAGGAGGAACAAATATGACTGAAGAACTATGGGAATTGTATCGAAAAGAAGCTAAAAAACATTTAATTCTTAGAACGATTAAAGAAAAGGACAAAGATCCTTTTGATGTTGTGGAACGAATTACTCAAGACGGTATTGTGAAAGGAATACTCGATAGTTTAGAAGTTATCGAAGGAAAAGACGTATTTATGAGAGCCTATGAAATCAATTGCGAACTTGCAGGAATCAACTTAGAAACGGGTTTTGGCTTTTGGGAAACAGTGAAAAATCCACCTAAAAAAGACGGATGGTACTTAGTTACTTTAAATGGAGAAATAGCAGGGGAAGAAAAGGACTTCGTAGGAATGTGCGGTTTTGAAAATGGTAAGTGGGATGAAGATGGTTGTGTGATCGCATGGATGCCTTTGCCAGAACCGGCTAGGAGGGATGAGTGAAATGATAACTTATTGTTGCGACCGATGTAAAAAAGCAATAGAAGAAGATGATATTGAAGCAATCGAGGTAAAGCAAATTAAATATAGAATGTTATTTTCTAATAAAAGTAAAGAATTTAAACCAGTAAGACAAAATACTGTTAACGAAAATCAAAACCATCATTATTGCGGAGAGTGTAAAGGGGATTTTTACGAATTAATTTAATACACACTTCGAACATGATATGAAACTTAATGATAGTCCAGTTGATTAGGAGGGAAAAAGGATGCCAGAAGATATCCAAGAGTTAAAATCTCATTTGGAGAATATGAGGGGACAGTGCATTTTAGGACAATGTTGTGCCGAACTTGATGTTCACGATATGACAGTCCTATTGACGATGATTGATAAGCATGAAAAACAGCAGCAGGAAATTAAAGCTCTGTGCCAATCTGTATTAATCCAAACTAAAAAGGTTGGGCAAAAGCAGCGGGAAATTGAACGGTTGAAAAATTATCTTGTTCAAAAAATTGCTACAACAGAAGAACGAGTTAGACAACGTGAGGAACATGGTTTGTTTATTGTTGACAATCCGCACAAACTAGAGACTTTATATGCAAGGTTAGAGGTCTATGAAGAGATTAGAGAAATGCTAAATAATTAAGAAACACAAGATAGAAGGAGGTGCCTAAAATGTCAATGCACGGAGAAATGAAAGTTTGGTACATGACTGAAGAGGAACGCCAAGACTATATCAAAAAGCATCCAATCAAACCAACCGAAAAGCCAAAGGGCACATCTTTTGGTGAGGCGGCCGCACAATTAAGTCTTGCTAGTCATAAGCCAAGATGGGGATATAGCGATTTTAGTAGTAAAAGAGGTTCGTAATGATTGAAAGATGTGATAAATGCGGAAAGATTCTTAGTATCGAGAATGGCGAAGATTTCTTCGTAGAAACCGATAACGGAAGTCTTCTACTATGCGAAACTCACTGGATTGAATATGAGAAGAAATAAAAAAAGCCAGGACTTCTCCCAGCCAACCCTAATGTTAATTATATCATATGGGAGGGGTCCTAGTGAAAGAAGCTGCCAGCAAACAAAAAGAAATAGAAAATATATTAAAGGACTACCACTGGATGATGAACTCCATTAAAGTCCTTAGAGATTCAATGGATGATGCAGGGGAGGGGTTGACAACTCGATTTGAAGATGCGGACATGCCAAAAGCCAAAGGCACTACAAGCGACCCTGTTTATAGAGAGATTGTTCGTCGTGAGAAGCGCTGGAAGGTGATTGAAAAGTATAAAGATAAAATATCCTTAATCCAAGACAGATTGTATTTAATTAAGGACGATCGTGAATTGGAAGTTCTTCATTGGCTCTTAGATGGTAAAAGCTACAGATGGATTGGGAATCACATGGGATTATCGTTTTCCCACATCAAAAGAATTCGTGATTCTATTGTCGTGCAGTTAGCAAAGGAAACAAATGGCACAAATGGCACAAAAGACACAGATTTGAAAAGT